TGCCGACCCAAATCGAGAATCCGAACGGGTCATCCCAATTCCAGTAAGCAAGGGCGCAGCATGTCATTCGTTGAGCAACCCTCTCCCAATCGACTAGGGCCGATCCCATCCAAGCCAATAAAGGTTTGGCTTTGCCTTCCATTAGCTCGGTAGCTCGCCGCATAAGCGCCGTGGGGTCGTTAAGAAGCGCTCGGACACGAGCTACCGCGACGGCCAGCCGGTTCACCTGTTCCACGTCGGGGTTATCGAGCCCGAGGACTTCAGCCTCCGAGATTCCCATCACGTCATAGGCGGCTGGCATGATGCCGGATATGAATGATTCGGTCCCTTCTTCCCATGCCCCTAATTGCCGCTCCACAACGACCACGCCGAGCACGTCACTTAACGCGGCGGCTAGACGTTTCTGATCCCATCCGGCGGATAGACGCGCAGTCTTCAGCCGCGAAGCTGCTAATTGTTGATAGCGGTCTTCCCCCGTTTGCAATTTGATTATTATTCCTAGTGGCGCGTCTTCTTGCGCGTTTTGAGCCGTTATCAACCTGAGTGCTCCTCCCCGCTTGGACTATCCGATGTGATACGCGTACGCGGGGAAACGTTAGGTGGCTACTAAAAGACAATGCAAGGACAAAAGGGAAATAGTTAACGACGCTTCGGACGGATCGACTCGGCGGCCGCGCGTACCTGTTCTGCCGCTTCACCCTTTAGCGCATCCGCGATACTTTCCAGTGCTGCCGCCAGCTTGACGGCCTGCGGAATGGTCGCCGGGCCTAATTCGCTATCAATGATTTCAGACAAGTCGAAGCCCTGCGACCTCGCGAGTTCGGCGGCTGCGATCAGCGCGGCGGCCGGAACTGAGCGAATCGAAGTCTCCCAACCACTCAGCGCAGGCTGACCAAAAGACGGGATCCCCATACGCTTAGCGATCGCGGCGGCGAAGTCGGTTTGATTCATGTCGGCCGACTGGCGCGCACGCAAGAGGATTCGCCCGGCAACCCGGTTTTGCCGGGACTTAGCTACCTTGTGGTTTTCGGTGTCAAATGACTTAGCTGGCATTGGCTCACCTCCGACGGGGAACTTTAGGCCATGGCGCAGCGAAACGCAATAGTAATTGCGCCTAGCGATATTTAACACAATCGCTTAACGAAAGTCAACGGCCTTAAGTGAAATTGAAAATGAGACTCTCTCGCATAGCGGCTTGACATAAATATCACACTATGCAATGATCCTGTCGCGATCTGTCCGGCGCTAATCCGGGCCTTATGTGACGGAGGGACGACATAGGAACTAACGCTCACGTCCTCGGCGGACGCATTGGCGCCTATCGCAAGTGGGCGCGATGTACCGACCGAGCGGCAGCCGTAGCCGCCTCTCACGCGTCCTTTAATGCGCGGTTCGAGCGAGAGGTTGACCCCGAAGCGAAGTTACCCGAACACGAGCGAGCACTAAGGGCGGAGGCAGCGCGACGCGCCTACTTCGCCGAGCTAGCACTTAAGCGGCATTACAGCAACCACAAAGAAAAGGGAGAGCGGTAAATGAAGCGACGCGGAGCCACTAGCTCAACCCCCGTCAATGAAAACGACTACTCCGACGATCCCCATTACGCCTATAAGCCGTTGAGTTTCCATGCGACGCGGGCGGTCATGGACGCCGACTACGCACGGCGGCAGGCTATCTACGCCGAAGGTAATCGCCTCGGATGGCACCGACCTTGGTGGGAGGCGACATAAATGCGCTCAACCCTGGCGCTTTACCTCGCGCGACTCGTTGGCCGACTTCTCGCCAAGGGCAGCGGGCATCAGGTCCGTATAACGCTCGAAGTCTTCGACGGGCCGGGCATGTACGACCCGGCGACTATTTCGCGCTGGTTCAGGCCATGAGGCGGCGTGACGGCAACCGAAAGCGTCGCATCGAGCGCCAGGACGAGGCGGCAGCGCGACAGCTTCGATATGACGCACTCACGCCTGACGAAAAAGTGATTCAAGCGAGCCTTCGGCCGGGCAACAGCCTTCGCGAACTTCGCCGGTTCGACCTCGAAGCCGAGCCCATCGGCGGCGTGAGACTCGCATGAAGCGAAAGATTGTGATGCTCGGCTGTAGCTGTATCGTCGTCACGGCTGGCATTACCGGCGCGCTCGGAATGGTGGTCCTCCTAGCCCTGGCAGTTTGGGGTGTCATCCAATGAAGCGCCTTCTCATTTCGGCCGCTGGCCTAGCCGGACTCGGCGTCTTGCTTGGCGGAATCCTGTTGTGGCGAAAGCTCGGCGCTCCGCTTCCGTCGCGATACATCGAGACATTCGACCCCGAGCGGTTGGAGACCGAGCTTGAGGAGCTAGCCCGGCAGCGATGGGCGTACGGCTCCGGGCCGGGGACGCTCGCAGGGGATGACGACCTGTGATTAGTACGGCGCACATCGGCGCGGTGTCCGTTACCGACAAGTACGGCAATCGCCGGATCGTGCCGCGACGCGGGATCAGCTATCCCGAGCCCGGTTGGGCCGTCTTTGAAGGTAAGCGACTCGTCTTCCCATCCGACTGTCCGGTTCACCCGAAGTATCAGGCGCTCCGACCCCCGCGCTCGGAGAAGCCCGGTTGTACATGCGCGGAAATCTACGCAAGGAGAAACGTTTAGTGACTCAAGACGCGAACGAATATCTGATGGGCGGCGGCGTTAAGAGCGCCAAGTTTGAGAAGAAGGGCCAGGTTGTGAAGGGCATCATTGTCCGCAAGCCTGAGCTTCAGCAGCAGCGCGATTTCGATAGTCAGAAGCCGTTGACGTGGGACGACGGATCGCCCCGCCAACAGATAAAGGTCGTGCTGAAGACCGACGCGAAGGATGACGAGGACGACAACGGCGAGCGCGCGCTTTACCTCAAAGGCGGGCTGTTGAAGGCGGTTCAGGCGGCCGTGAAGAAGGCCGACGCGAAGGGCCTTGAAGTCGGCGGCATGCTCGCGATCAAGTACACAGGCGACGGGGAGAAGAAGGGCAAGCTCAACCCGCCGAAGCTGTACGCCGCGAAGTACGAGGCACCGGACCCGATGGCCGTTGCAGCGGCGAGTGAGCCCGAGGAAGTGAAAGAGGAGGAAGGGCTTGACGACTTCTAAGAAGAAGTCGAAGAAGCTCGTTTACGTCCAATTTCATTTGGACGGAATCGTTCTGACTACGCAGATTGCAGCCGATTCGATCGAGGACGCGACAGCAACCGGTCGCACGATGCGCCTAACGGACGTTATCAACTTGGCCGGTGCGGAGTGGATCGACGGCGATGTTCGGGTTACGGGCGTCTTCGAGTCTTGAAAACGGCCGCTCGCGTCGCAGTCATCTACCTGTCGCTCATGGTCGCCGTGTGGTTTGGCTATCAGGTGTGGCAGGCGACACAACTCCACGCGCTTGATTGCATCCTCATAAGCGACACGCAATTGTTCTGTCAACCCGTTCCGCCATTGACCGGGCTCCCGGACAGGCAGTTTTAGCGCGCCTTCACGTATCACATAATGCAATAAGGAGGACGGATGGAACGCCGAGAGTTTTACGAGCCGAAGCTAGACCCGAAAGCGGACGAGGCTTGGATCGCGGACCGCGAGGCATATGGGGGCCACGTTCCGTATGAAGTCACGTCGAGCAATCCTGACTTCGATCCTGAATCGAACTTGATCGGCTCGCTTGTAGAGGGCACGCTCGGCGACGCTGGCAGTCTCCATATGCCAGTGCTTGACATTGACGGAATCTCCGTCCGTGTCGTTCCGTCCGCCACTCCCAGCAACTGTCACCTTTACATCGACAAGGCGGTTACATGGCATTGGTATTACCGGCTTCTCGTTGCGCTGGCCGATGCTGGAATTGTCGAGCGCGGCTATGTTCTAGCGAGCATTCGGCAGGGCGCGACGTTCGTTCGCAAGCCGGGGATCGCCAAGTGAAGCGAACTCTCGCGCTCCTAGCAGCGGCACAGCTAGCCGACATTCTTACGACTTGGTACGGGCTCAATCACGGAGCGCGGGAAGGAAACCCCGGCACTCTCGCAGCCGTCGCATTTGGTGGATGGGCAATGTTCGCATTCATCAAGCTCGGAACGGTTCCTGTCGTTGGGCTTCTCTCATATCTCACGCCAACAGAGAAAGTGCGAAGGCATGTACATACAGCAATTCGTTTCGTCGCTGCAATGATCTTCGGCGTCGCGACCGTAAACGTCTTGGTGACGTGGTGAGCTACCCATGGGAGACCGGCCCGCGACTGCAAAGCGTTTGCTGTCAGGTATGCGGTACGGAAATCGCGATGGTCAATCCCGACGAGGTTAAGGCACGGCTCGAAAGCGGTGAGTACGTGACGCGCCGAGCCACTATGAAAAGGGACACGTGGGGCGGCGGGGCGACGGAGCATTCGATTCAGGAAGGCGTCTTCGGTATCTGCATGAAGTGCCGCCGGATCGAGGCCGGTAAGCCTATCAAGGGCGGCAGCGCGGCACAGGCCGACGCGCAGCACCGCCGGATCATGGAGCGAGCCGAATGGACCCGGCTACAGCGGTCGGACCTGACGCGCGAGCAGGCCGTAAGCGCCGCAATCGAAGATGAGTTCGACCCGCACAACGAGCCGAACCCCGGCTTGCGTGCGTACTTGCTTGAGCAGGCAACGAAAGACGAAGAAAGCGATGAGGTAGCGCGGCAAGTCCTGGCGAAATTGGACGAGCTAGGAGATATGCCGCGTGACTGAAGTTGTCTCAGTCGATCTAAAGGAAGGCAAGCCGAAACGCAACAAGAAGGCCGAATTCGGGGACAAGGTAAAAGCACATCAGCGCTACTACACGAATGACGGCCAAATGGTCGCGGGGTCCACAACGGTTATCGGCGTCCTCGGACTCGGTAAAGATCGCCTGATTCGTTGGGCAAACCGGCTCGGACTTGAAGGAACCGACAGCGACAAATACAAGGAAGAAGCCGCCGCAAGCGGTACATGCCTTCATTACCTAGTCGAGTGTTACATGACCGGGGAAGACCCCGAACCAAAGCTCAAGGACTTCACCGAGAACCAAATCGAGCGCGGAAACATCGGGCTAGCAGCATTCAAGAAATGGCGGGAGGCCAACTATCCGAACCTGAAGATGATCGAAGCCGAGGTTCGGCTTGTGTCGGACCTCTACCGATTCGGCGGGACGCTTGACCTCTATTGCGAGTTCGACGGGCCAGGCACCGAGGGGTTATTAGATTACAAAACTTCGACGGGCATCTACCTAGAGCACAAGGTACAGGTAACGAGTTATGTAAAGCTCGCGCGCGAGAACGGACGGCGAATTACAAAGGCGATTCTCTTACAGCTTCCGCAGGTTGAGGACGGCGAAGCCATCGCGCATCAGCTAAACGGGCGGCACATGAAGCTCTATTGGCGGATGTTCGAGTTATGCCTTGCGGTGCGCGCGGTCGATAGAGAAATCAGGAAGGAGGGCGCGTAAATGTTTGAGCAAGAGTGGCAGTTCGGCTACGACGAGGCTGAGGGTGACGTCGGCATCACGTATGACGACGACCCCGAGAGCCCTCGCAGCGTGGCTTATGACGAGGGTCGGACGGCAGGCCGGATAGCACTCGGGCTGGAAGATGGAGACTGAAGCCATCGACCTGTTCGGGACTCAGCGAGAGCAGGCCCCTGCGTGGTGGAGCACCGACCACTGGATCACGCCACCTGAGTTCGTGCGGACTCTTGAGGTTGAGTTCGGCCCGTTCGATCTCGACCCCTGCTGTGTGCCCATGAGCGCCAAGGCCCCAAGGTTCTACACGCCGACCGAGAACGGACTGCTTCAGCCGTGGACAGGCCGTGTGTGGTGTAACCCGCCCTTCAGCAAGCCAGCGCCCTGGATCCGCCGTGCGATTGCTGCAACGCAGGATGGCGGCGCGGAGGTTGTGGTGATGCTCCTGCCCGTTAAGACCGATACGCTCTGGTTCCACGAACTTGTCCTGCCACACGCCGAGGTGAGGTTCCTACGCGGACGTCTCGCCTTCCACGGTTGGAAGGGCACGCCCCTGACGCGAGCCCGATTCCCGAACATGCTCGCGATCTTTCGATCTGAGCATAAGGCGGGTTAGGTGACAAAACCGAGGCTCTTGGATCTGTTCTGTGGTGCTGGCGGCGCGGCGATGGGCTACCACCGCGCGGGGTTCGAGGTCGTGGGTGTGGACATCAAGCCTCAACCGCACTACCCGTTCGAGTTTCGATTGGGCGATGCACTGGAACCGAACCCGGCTCGGCGCTGCTACGCGTGGTCTAGCTTCGACGCCATCCATGCCTCACCGCCATGCCAGGCATACAGCATTGCCAACAACATTCACCAGAGAACCGACCACCCGAGGTTGATTGAGCCTACACGTGAGCTCCTGAGAGCCTCTGGACTGCCCTACGTGATTGAGAACGTGCCCAGGGCTCCGCTTGTCGATTGGGTGAACGTGTGTGGCCTTGCGCTCGGCCTGAACGTCAAGCGTCACCGCTGGTTCGAGTCGAATCAGGTGCTCTTCGGGACAGAGTGCCCCAAGGGACATCCGGGTGACTGGCTGCTTGTGTTCGGTCACACCGTCCTAGAGCGCGGCCATCAGATCGGGCGCACAGCCAAGAACGGGCCGATCATCCGCCGCAAGCACGTAGGCACCGACCGTGGCCGCGCCGCTATGGGTATCGACTGGATGAACCGGGACGAACTCTCGGAGTCGATCCCGCCGGCGTATACCGAGTTCATCGGCAAGCAGCTCATGGAGGTGATCTCAGTTGCAGCCTAATCAGACTAAGGCTACGAAGCTAGAGCGCCTCATCGAGATCGAGCGCAACGTCAAGTCAGCGTACTGGACGGGCGAGGGTCATTACACGCGACCCGAGCAGCGCATCCTCGATGACATCGAATTCCTGACGACCTGGCTTCGGGAGTTGCGATTCGAGATATGGACGGCACTGAACCATGAGTGACCATATCCACGCTTACCCGGCCTTGAACTCTGGATCACCGACACGGGCGGCGTTGCCCACTCCACTCAGATCATCCCGTGGGAGACGGTGGACACCTGGATGGATGCTGCCTCTGCTGGAGATCACTGGCGGGGGCCACGACTGGACCGAAGCCGCTCAGCGCATCCACGGCCTACAGCACATGGTCATGGCCCAAGCAGCAGCCCGTGCATTTCCCCACCTCTACCGAGAGTTGGGCGAGATCACTGACGATATGAGCGAATAGAAATCGTGGAGAACTACGAGGGCTGGCGGATGATGTGGGCGGGCTACTGGTGGGTCGTTCGATCTGACTTCGGAGAGGCCGGAGCGCGGATGGAGCGCCTTCGGGGCGGCAAGCGCCCGACCGGACAGTTCCAGAACATCTCTCGGGGCAGTCTCGATTTCGCCAAGGCCGATCACCGACTCGTCGCTCCGGAAACGTCGGATAAGGCGGGCTAAGTGACAAAGACCTATTTGGAACGGATTCAAGATGCACTGAAGGAGCAGAGAGAAGCCATGGAAAACCATCCTCCCGGACTCGCTACCCCCGACACGTCCCTACCGCCGCTCGTACCTGACGGGCCTCGCCGCAAGATGCTCATCACGATCGAGGTTTCGGCCAACTTCGAGAAGCGCCTGGATAACCAGTGGGAGGTCGAGCGCGAGATCAACGCTGACCGATGGTCGTGGCGCTGGGCCGACGAGCCTTAACGGAGGCTAGAAAATTTGGGAACGATCACCCTCGACGTTGCGCCGTACGGCCACGAGTGCGACACATGCCAACAGGCCAACTACCGGCGGCCAGGAATGGAAGACCCGCGTTTCCCATGCCTCATCTATGCGCTGACGATCGGCGCGGGATACCGGCAGCCGTCGTATTTGTGCCCTAACTGTTTAAACATCCTGCGCCTGACGCTCGGCGTCAAAGGTCAAAGGCGAGCGCTCGATGGCTTTGGCGTACTTCACGAAATTGCAGAGCGCAATGGACCCGCTTTGGAACTCATAAGGGAGGAAGGCGATTGAACTTCAAAACTGCCGTTTGGCTTGACGAGGAAACCGAATCCTGGCATGCACGCATCTATCCCGAGGCGGTAGGAATCGACCTCGCGGCATGGGGCTTCACGTCAACCGAGCTTGAGCCAATCGACATAGAGGCGGCGAGTATTCACGACCTCGGGCAATTGTGCGAGGCGAAGCTTCAGCGCATTTCCCCAGACTTCCCTATGTCGAAGTTCAATCCGCAATTCATCGGAAAGCTGAACCGCAGCGCCGACATTCGCGCGCTTCTCGATATCAAGCTCGCCGCAGTCGCGGCCTAAAGGAGAACGCATTTGGCAATCACCAAAACGAAGGACGGTAAGCCGCTCGACTTCATCCACACCTTTACAGGTAGGTCCGTACGCCCGCTCGCGATCACGGCGGAGGATATCGACATTCGCGATATCGCTCACTCGCTCGCGCAGCAAGCGCGCTGGCAAGGCATGAGCCAGAAGTTCTACAGCGTGGCGGAACATTCCGTCCGTGTGTCGATGATTTGTCCGGCAAAGGACGCGCTCTACGGCCTACTTCACGATGCGGCCGAGGCTTACCTGAAAGATCTTCCCGCGCCCGTCAAGTACGCCGAAGCGTTTGAGGCATACCGGCTACACGAGGGCCAGGTTATGCAGGCGATCGCGGAGAAGTTCAATCTCGGTCGCTCAACCAAGCCGGCGAGTGTTCAGCGTGCCGATGAAGTTATGCAGCACACCGAGGGCCGCGACTTGTTCCCGGCCGGCGTTCACGACGAGTGGATAGACCTCGGCATGACACAGCCGGGCCGATTGCGGCCCTTGGGATGGGAAGCGGCAGAGGAATGGTTTATGCAGCGCTACCGAGCTCTTGAAAAGAAGCGCGCGAAGGCGGCGGCGTAATGGCGAATAAGACAGATGGCGATCCAAACAAAAAAGGCGGGGCCTACGCGCCGAAGGGCAGGAAACATCCGGCCGGGCCGAAGATTCCCGTTGATCGCAAGCGACCGCGCGGCGGTTGGGTGACGAGTCCTGTCGTGAGTGGGCGCCATGGCCGCGCCGGAAGTATCGCGCTCGCTCGCAGGATGAAGCAGATTAAGGCGGCGGCATGAGGGAATACATCGACTTCACCGCATCGCTAAACATCGGCTATGCGAGCGACGTAACGCTTAAGACGCTTCGCCGCGAGCTAACCCGATTCTCAAAGGTCGTCCCGCCGCACGCGCGGATTACGCTTGAAAAGGTCGAATCACAATCAGGCGGCAGCTTTTACCGGCAGCTTGTCGCGCGGTGGAATCAATACGTATGAAAAACGAACAGGCGATTGAAGCCGCGCTAGTACGTCACAAAGAAGCAATACAGGAAATGGCCGACCTCATGGATGAACACATAGAAGTAGCGCTTGGGATGTTGGGGATTGTCGCTTACAAGCTGTATCACCCGAAGTCATGCCCGAGCATCGCGCACACGGACGAGAAGAAGGAACCGCCGGAAACCGACATTCCCGATGCATTCAAGAGGATGTTTGACGGCGGCGAAACAGTCGAGGAACCGAAGGCCGACTAATGCCTGTCTACCCCGACATTACGCCATTCTTCCGTGTAGCCGGTTCGCTGTTCTTTGCGGGCGTGTCAATCGTGTTCTTCGGGCTTGCGGTCCTCATGATCTATGAAGTAACCGCAATCTGGACGCGGCAAGTTCCGACCATTTCACTAATCACCGCGTTTGAGTTTTTAAAGCATCCCGTTTGGTGGGTTGTCGCGGCGTGCATGTTGAGCTTTGCTTTCGGCGCGCTCGTTACCCACTTCACGCATTGGACGCCATAGGAGGACGATAGATTGGCAAATCTTACTGGGCCGTTGACGTTCAACATTTCGGTCGTTGACTCAGACGAACTCGACGCACTTCGCGAGGCCGTCGAAATATTAGAAGACCGGCTAGTTCGCGCCGTTGAGGACTTCAAGTCCCAAACATGGGAACTGGAATACACCCGCGATAAATGGTTCACCCTTGCGAAAAGGTTTGATGAGTTTCGCGGACCGGCATATGAAGCCGTCGAAGTCCTCGAAGACCAACTAACGCAGGCTGAGGAGCACGTCGAGCCGTGGAAGGAAGCGTCCAAGGCGTTCTATGGCGAAACGCTAACGCTGAAGGCACAGGTTCGAGAGCTTACCTCGCAGATTATCGGGGAAGACTGGCGGCACGACTCGACATATGACGCGCTCGACCGCACGAAGGCCGCGCTCGCTGACGCGCAAGAAAAGATCAAAGAGCTTCACGAGACAATCGCGACAATTCTTCGTCATGCGACGATCCGGCAACTTGCAAGTAAGAGCGGCCTTGAGCACGAGGCGAGTGCCGAATTCTGGCACGAACACCGTAACGTCATCTAGTTGCCTGAAGTCTCGATATATGCGGAGTACAGCGCCCGAGTAGTAATCAAGACCCATGTTGAGGTTCCCGACGTTGTACCCGCGAACAAGATCAAGGCGCTAGCCGGGCACGACAAGACGGCAAGCGTTTTTGCGTGGCTCGGCAAGCACCCGCTAGACAAAAGATGTTCGTGCTACGTGTGCGAGAACACGCCGACTAAGGCGGAAGCCTTCAACCCGTTTAAACGCGCTAGCTGGCAGTCGAGCGAACCTGTCAAGCCATATGTCCGCTTCGATGTTGGCGCGCGAAACGTGCGCTTCAAGATTCACGGCGGGGAGCATTTCGTTGTTGTTGCGGAGTGCGACGTTGATCTTTGGCTAGCACTGTTGCCACTCAACGCGGGCGAGCGGCTAGGCAATGAACGGCTCGGCTTGATGCTCGCGCTCCCGCTGACGATAGAGCGGGCAGCGAAAAAATCTAGGAAGGAGGTAGTGCGTGCTAACGACTGACGAACTAGAAGTGCTCGAAGCGATAAAACAGGCGTGGAATAAGTTTTTAGCGTTACCGCGCTGCCACCCTACAGAGGTTCAGGAGGGCTGTACGTTCATTCACGGATTACAGACCCTTGTAATGGTTCGCGCAGCCGTCCGCGCACATCCCGACCTATTTACTAAGACTGGCGAGTTTAAGTGAGTCGCGAAGATTTCACCAAGGAGTCGATCTTCTTGAGGGCCGCACTCACCTACGCCGCGCGAGGTTGGGCGATCTTTCCCCTCGGCATGCGGAGCAAGAAGCCGATAACCGACAAGGGCGTTCTCGACGCCACGACGGACGAGGCGCAGATTCGCGCATGGTGGAAGCAATACCCGAGCGCCAATATAGGCATCGCGACGGGCGCTAGTGGACTTGCGGTGTTAGACGTTGACAAGAAGAAGGCCGATCACGAGCGCGACGGCATGGAGAGTCTGCTTGAGTGGGTAGCGACCCATGGCGCGGATATCCCCGCGACAGTCACGGCGTATACGCCTACCGGCGGCGTGCATCTTCTATTCAGATATGACGGCAACGAACTAGGCCCGGCGCAGGATGTTTTCGGTAAGGGCTCAAACGTCGATCTTCGAGCGGCGAACAGCTACATCGTTGCCCCGCCGTCGATTCACCCTGATACCGGCACAGCGTACAAGTGGGACAAGAACGCACACCCGGCGCGGGTTGAGTTGGCGAATTTGCCGGATGCCCTACTGCGCAACCTAACTACTGCAAAACCTACCGGAAACGGTATAGATCGCAGTAGTGAAGCGCCGGAAATCATCGAGGACGGACAAGACGCATACGGCGCGCGACAGGCAGCGGTCCTAGCTCGGAAGGGATTCGGTAAGGAGGAAGCCCGCGCAGCACTAGAGGCGATGATCGAAACCCGCTTCGCCGGAGGCTGGACGGGGCTCGATGCGCGCCGACCGTGGAAGGCGGGGGACGTTGAGCGCTGGCTAAAGGGAGCATATGAAAAGTTCTATGACCCCGACGCAGGCGACAGTCAAACCGAGGAACAAGAAGCAATCGCGGGGCTCGGATTTACTGAACCGGGCACATTTACCGGATCAGTAAATAAGGCCGAAACAGGCAACAAGCCGAAGCAAAAGCTCGACGGGATTACCGCTGACGAGCTACAAACACAGGAGTACAAACCGCTCAGGTGGGTAATCAGCGACCTCCTACCTGAAGGCGCGTCGATTCTCGGCGGTAAGCCAAAGGTCGGTAAATCATGGCTCACACTCGGTCTAGCGTCGGCCGTGGCGGGCGGCGAATATGCCCTTGGCGAACTACCAGTAACTAAGGGTGAAGTCGTCTACCTGGCCCTTGAGGACGGCAGGCGACGGCTACAGCGGCGGCTAAAGAAGATGCTTGGCGATAAGCCCTGGCCTAAAGGCTTGACGTTCTTCACGGAATGGCCCCGCGTCGATCAGGGCGGCATAGAAGAACTCGACAAATGGCTAGCCGAGCACCCGAAGGCGCAGTTAGTCGTAATCGACACCCTGAAGCACATTCGAGCGCCGGAGTCGGCAAGGATACAGGGCTATGGCGCGGACTACGAAGCAGTCACGCCACTACAGCAGTTAGCAACCAAGCACGGCGTAGCGGTCCTCATCGTGACTCACCTACGCAAGCTCGACGCCGACGACCCGCTAGACACCGTACAGGGCACGCTAGGCATTAGCGGCGGCCTTGACGGTACATACGTCTTTAAGCGGCCGAAGGGCAGCCTCAAGGGGACGCTCTACTACCGAGGCCGCGACATTGAGGAAGGCGAAAAAGAACTCATCTGGAAGGAAGGCGAGTCGATGCTTTGGCGGCTCAGTGACGGAAACGACGAATTGCCTAAGCCGGGCGACGTGGTTCTAGACGCGATCAAGCCGGGAACGACAGTAACGCCGCAACAGCTAGCCGACACGCTCGGCTTACCGGCCGATACGGTCCGAAAGCGGCTTGAGCGGCTGACGGAATACAGGCAGGTAGTGAGGGTCCGAAAAGGACACTACGCCTTACCTGAAACGCCGCTCGACACCTTCTAGAACGGACAGTAACGGACAAAACAACGGACATACAAGTCTTAACAAGGGCAACGGACAGGAACGGAAAAAAGGCCGTTTTCCGGTGTAAATGTCCGTTAGTCCGTTGTGAGTTCAACGAACGGACATGACCCTGTAAATCGTATTCAAACACAACGGACATAACAACGGACAAAGCGCTCAGGAACGGACAAAAGGGCTCTCGGGCCTGATATCACACGATGTTAAGAAAAAAGAAGTAGTGATAATAGCTTAGATAGCTTTGTCCGGTGGTTGATCTTGGAACGGACTAACGGACATTTACACCCGAAAACGGCACAAATGGAGGTTTTGGCACGCTTGCCGATATCGCAAACCGCAATAAGCCCGATGGTGTTTCAAAAGCAGTTTGACCAGTGGCTAAAGCAGCACGAGGCGGCTAAGCCGTTTCATACCCTGCGGGAGCTAGAAGCTCGGATCAGGGAAGGCGACCGGAAGATAGGCGCGGCTCTCAAGGCGGGCAACGTCACGCCGAAAGATGACAAATACAAGCAGGCGATGGCAAAGCTCGAAGGGCTCAGGAAGGAGCGCGATGAGCTACGCCGGACGGCACAGGTTCCGCACCTGGCAATGGCGGTAGTCCATGACTTCCTGCGTGCGACGCGAGGAATGGGCCTGAAGGCCGGTAGCAGGATTGAGATTCAACTACCCGGCTCGATAGACCTAGCCGTGGACTTGAGCGACGAGGAACCGCCGTTCTAATGGCAACGCCTATCCCGCCGGAGCAGTCGTTCGCATGGGAGCCGGTCTACGCTCAACCCTTCCTAGCCATCTTCGGCGGGAAGGTCATTGCTGCGGCAACCGTAATAGCTCGGACTCGCGAGGCAACTAATCCGCTCCTACGTGTCGCTACATGGGAAGCGGAGCGCGGACAGTCCGAAATGGTCCTGACCCCTGTCGGGTACGCGGAGTGGTCGTATACCTGGCGACTTTTGAAGGAGCGGAATGACTAGACGACCAAAAGCTCCGGCCTGCCCTGATTGCGGTAGCCATAACATCGAAGCGCAAGGTGTCATAAGTCGAGTCTTTGCCACTTGGCAATGCTTGAAGTGCGGCCTTAGTTGGCGCTCCGATGCTGCGAGCGGGCGTCTGATCACGCGTCTAAGCGTTCGAGAACTTCAGCAGCAAATTGGAGGAGGCTAGCTCTTGATCGTTACCATGCCTTGTCCGTCGTGTAAGCGACAGACAGCAGCGTTCGTAACCGCTGACGGCATAACGAAATGCCCGGCGTGCTCGCCGGTTCCTACAGATAAACCTCACGATTACCAACCAGTAATCCCGAAACACATGCTCGGCTGTTGCGGCGACCCGTCCGACTGTATGCAGCCTTGCGGTAGGACGTGCGTATGTGTGTTACATCGGTTGGCAGTCCGGGCGGTTTAAGTAGTGTCCAACCCAAGTAAGCAAAAAGGCACCCGTTTTGAGACTCAAGGCGTCGAATACCTCAACTCTCGCGACGTGGAAGCTGAGCGTCGAGCCCTTCACGGCAATACAGACATGGGCGATATAGCGGGCGTCCCTGATTGGACGTTCGAGTTTAAGAACCGCAAGACGCTCGATGTAGGCGGCGCGATTGATGAGGCGCGAGTAGAAGCTTCCAACGCCGGTACGCGTTGGTATGCGGCGATTGTCAAGCGTCCTCGTAAGGGCAGCGCAGCCGAAGCCATTGCAGCAATGCCGTTCTCGTTATTGGTGGACTTGATTCTCGAACTAAGGAGACTGAATGCAGCGAACGGGCCTTCCTGAATCTAAGAGCCCTGAATTGCGCATGGCTATCGCACTCCGCGATAAGGCCAATGACATTGCTAAGGTCAAAATCCATAAGCCGCATTGGATGGTACGCGATGAGGCGCGAAAGATCCGACGCCGATTCAAGCATCTTGCGAATCTCACGACAAAACAGCGTTCGTATCGAGAGAAAGGGCGACAGGCGCTATTGACGATTCAACGTGTGCTAGTCGAACGACAGAAGCGGCAGGCCGAGCTTTTGAAAGGTCTACAGCAGAAGGAACAGAAGACCGAAACAGGAATCGTCCTTCCGTCCGGGCGCCAGGTGGCCGAAGTATTAACCGGCGCGCGTGGCGAAGGGAACTAATTTCGATGATTACCCGCCTGAATTTGACCTCAGCCTTAAGGACTTACAGCGCTACGGGGTAACTGAGGTTTGGGCGGCATATCACGATCCGACATTACGGCCAAAGGTCTTTCGTAAGTGGCGAGCAGGTTCTAGGTCGTTTCCTATTTGGGTCGCTCAAGAGATTTATGCGCAACGGCATGCTAGGCGTCAATCTCCTTGGTATCTCGACTGGGAGCGTCCAGTCCCGAAAGAGCGCCCGCCTTGGCAGGAACTCTATGCCCCTGAGTTAATCGACCATCCGGAACTAGCGTTCGCCATTTCGACCAGCTTAGGTGAGGTATTTAGGCGGGCGAAATTGTCGGCTAGTGAGGCGGCGGTAATGAAGCGGCTATGTAGCGGAATGGATCTATCTGCGGTCGCCACTGAACTCGGAATCACCTATTGGAACGCCAATCGTGATCGCTGGCGAGCAGTTAAGAAATTCCGAAAGGTCTTTTTGGAACAACCCATTTCTTTATAGATGCAGGAGGGTCACCCTTTTGGCTCAGTTTGGTGGTAGTGCTCTCCGTGAACATGAGCGCCGAGTAGCAGAATTCATGAAGCAAGCTAAGGCCGATAATCCCGAACTCGTGAAGGAGCTTGAGGATCGGCTTCCCGTTCTTACGGAAGATCAGCTTCGCTATCGGCGTCGTTTTGAGATTCCCCTTGAATCGTTGGACGGGGAATTTGAAGATTAGCAGCGCTGAATTATCTCGGTCCTCGGCTTCGGCCGACTGATCGGGTTTAGGGGGTTCCGTCGCCCTCAGTCCAAAGTACGGCGGTCGGACCTGACTAGTCCGACCGAGTATTAACTTTCCTGCGCGTATGCGGCGCGCAGCAAAAAACAAGTGCCGCTCTTAGCGTGTGCCACGCGGATTAGAACCGCGTATGCAGTCGGCTATAGTGTCGGGTAATCACGCACCGGCCCGTATAACGGGACAGCGCCACGAGAATCAGCGCGCTAAGTGGTGGATTCGTTCTCTCCCCACGCAAGAGGATTCGCAGAACGGCGCGTAGGGTCCGCGCATAAATAGGCCACGCCGCGCAGGACGGCGGATGTACGAGCGCGCGGGAGCAATGCAAGGTCCGGGCAGCCCTTTAGAAAAGGTCCGGCAGTCTCCCCGCGCATCCTTGTAACTCTTGCCGGGGGTCCGGGCGAGTCCGAGAGGACCGATTGATAGCGCCCGCACTCCCCGGCTTTTTGATTTTTCGGAAAGGAAGGAAATGGATCAGAACATTGATGCCCTAGCGGGTAAGTATTTCAAGGCGACTAACCCGGCCTTCGGAACGGGCATCGCTCAATCCATCGTTACTGGATTCCTGGCGACATCGCCAATTCTCTCGATCTTCAATAGCGCGGGGTCGGGCGGCTTGTCGATTCACCCTGATTACATCAAGTTGATTTGTACCGCCGCTGGCGCTACCTCAACGGCAGCGCATCTAGCGATCGTCCTTGATGTCATTAATCGCTTTTCGTCAGGCGGTAGCACAATTACCGCAGCCAACCCGAATAGCGGTTCAAGTACAACGAGCAAGGCGGTAATTAACTTTGGTGCGCTTGTCGCAACTGCCGCATCTGCCGCGCGCCAGATTGGACGCGATGCGATCAAGACGCAGGCCGCGCCTTGTTGGGTTGTTGGTGATGAAGTATTCATCAAGTTCGGAAACTTCGATAACACCTTCGGACCAACAAACGGTGCCGCGTCCAACATCTATCCCGCCCCAACCGGACCGGTTGTGATTGCGCCCGGACATACGCTTTTGCTTTACCTCTGGAATGTCGCTAATGCGACAACCGCGCCATCGTGGGAATTTGAAATGGGATGGGCTGAAAGACCGTAATGGCAATTCAAAGTTACAAATTCGTCAAGGCTGCCGCCGATGCTAACGGCGATTACAAGATCGGCGATGAAGTGAACCTTGATGATGCGAGCGCGGTTGCCATTGCCCTGCTAAACGCTGGCGCAATTGTCCTCATGTCGGCTCCGGGCGTGGATCCAAGTACGGTCCCACCGGTAACCGACCCACCGCCAATCAGTTAAGACAACGCCCAACAACACACATACACCATGCCGCGTTGCGCGATGCCCTAACCTACGGCCTTGTCCTATCCATGGGGCACGGTTGCCGGACCATCGCCCATCCCCTGCTTATCGCGGCTATAGTAGCGAATGGCAGCACAGACGAGCGCGACAGTTAAGGGACTTTCCTTTCTGTAGGTGCGGTGCGATTGCAACGATGGTCGATCACGTGATACCTCTAGCACAAGGCGGCACGCACGCCCCTGAAAACCTCCAGTCTATGTGCCGATCATGCCATGGATTGAAGACCTATAGGGACGGCAGCCGGTAGGGGGGTAAAAATCCTCACCGGGTGCGAGCCTGTACCGCGCTTCAGACGCGCATACATCGCCGCAAGTTTTAAACAAATTCTAGGAGCCGCAAGTTATGGGCCTTTTGACCGAAGCGCTAGCCCCTCGAACTCCACGAGCGGCGGCGCCTAGTCCCGTAACTAGACTCCTGAATAGGCTCAAGCGAACAGCCATCAGCCGCGACGCCGCTCTAGATTCACTGACGCAACCCGAAGTCGAGGATTGGGCGGCCGGTAACGGGCTCTCTCTATCACCTAAGCGCCGGGCATTCGTCGGCGTCCATTATCCGACCCCGAGCGGGACAAGCGTCTTTGCTTGTAGCTGTGGATGGGAAGGTATGGCGCCGTGCCCTAGATCCCCACGCGTCGCCCGCATGTCAGGAAAGAAGAAGTAGCAATGGTAGGCGCAACAATCATCGTCCTTGTCGCGTTCGCGTGGGCCGCTGTCTTCGCGTGGCGGTCTGAGCGTGGGCGCTAGAGGCCCCGCCCCTAAGCCGACTGCCTTAAAGGTTCTCGAAGGCAACCCCGGTAAGCGGGCGCTCAACAAGGCAGAACCAAAGCCCCGCCCACTCATGCCAAGGATGCCGGAATGGTTAGTCGGACTTGCTGCCGACTTCTGGCAGCGCAACGGCAAGATGCTTCATAAGCTCGGCGTCCTCACTGAAGCTGATACCGAGTCGTTCGCGAAGCTTTGCCAGTCCTATCAGTCATGGCGTGAGGCGATCAATGCCCGCGAACTTGACCTTGCGGCGGTTCAGTCGGGCCAAAAGTTAATGGTCGATTGGCACCTAGCGATAGCGGCACAGAACGCCGCAAAGCTCTATGCCGCCGATCTCCAGCAATTCGGAATGACACCGGCTAGCCGCACGCGTATTCGCGTCGCTGGCACTGACGAGGAAGGCGAAATAGACGACTTGCTCTAGGAGGTTGCCGCTTGTTCGACCAGATAAAGGCCGACAACGCGGTTAGGTTCCTACAGCACCTAAAGCACAGTAAGGGCAAATGGGCCGGGGTCCGCTTCGAGCTTCTGCCCTGGCAAGACAAGATCGTTCGAGACATCTTTGGGACCGTCCGAGCGGATGGCCTGCGGCAGTACCGAACGGCATATGTCGAGATTCCCCGCAAGGCCGGTAAGTCACACCTTGCGGCCGGTATCGCGCTTGACTGTCTCTTTGCGGACGGCGAGGCGGGCGGCGAAGTCTACCTTGCGGCCACTGACCGGGATCAGGCGTCGATCGTCTTCGGTATCGCGGCGGAAATGGTTCGGAGTTCTCCGACCCTACGCTCACGAGCGAAGATCATCGACTCATCGCGTCGAATTATCGTCACAAAAGGGCGCTCGTCCGGCTCAGTCCTTCGGGCTATCCCGGCCGACGCTCCCGGCGCGCATGGCTTCAACGCCAGCGCGGTTATCTATGACGAGCTACACGCTGCGCCAAACCGCGAACTTTGGGACGTACTCACTACTTCAGTAGGCGCTCGCGAACAGCCGCTTTCAATCGCTATTACGACGGCAGGCTTCGACCGCGAATCTATTTGTTGGGAACTTCACGAGTTCTCACGGCAGATTCTCGAAGGCGTCATAGAGGAGCCGACGTTCTATCCCGTCATCTTCGCAGCGGCCGAGTCCGACAACTGGAAAGATCCGGCGGTATGGGCGAAGGCGAATCCGAGCCTCGGCACTTCCGTTTCGTTGGATTACTATGAATCGGAATGTCGCAAGGCGCAACAGCTTCCCGCCGAGGAAAACCGATTCCGGCGCCTTCTCCTCAATCAATGGACGACGCAGGATTCCCGGTGGATTCCAATCGACCGGTGGGACGCTTCGGCCGGAACGGTTGATCCCGCGACACTTCGCGCACGCCCTGTCTACGCGGGCCTTGACCTCTCCACGACTACGGACCTATCAGCGCTTGCCCTCGTATTCCCGCCTGACCGCGAGGACGGCGAATACAAGGCGCTATTCCACTTCTGGATCCCCGAAGCAAAGCTAGCTGAACGGAGCCGGATTGATCGCGTTCCGTACGAATCATGGGCCGGTCCTGGCGGTTACGTGACCGCGACGCCGGGTAATGTCGTTGATTACGCCTACATTCGGCGCGATCTCAATGCGCTTGGTCGCGAATTTCCGATGTTGCGTGAAATCGCGTTCGACCCTTGGAATGCGACACATCTAGCGCTTGATCTCGAATCCGACGGCTTCACAATGGTTCAAGTTCGTCAGGGATTCGCGAGCCTGTCGGCTCCGACGAAAGAGCTAGAGCGCTTAATTCTTGAGACTCGCTTACATCATGGCGGTAATCCCGTCATGCGCTGGATGGCGAATAACGTTGCGATCAAGCAGGACGCTGCTGGCAACTTGAAACCTGACAAGTCCAAGTCAACGGATCGCATCGACGGCGTAATTGCTCTCGTCATGGGGCTAGATCGCGCCTCGCGACACTTGGCATCCACTTACGAATCTCACCGCTTATTCGTGCTCTAGGGCATGACGAGGAGTGCTAGTTGAAGAAGTTCGACTCAAAAGATTTGACGCTCATCCTCGGCGTTGCCATGAGCGCAGCGGGCCTATGGCTCTTGCATCCAATGGCGTTCTATGGCGGCCTAGCCGTTTTCGGAATCCTCTTAATTCGGCGAAGCGTTAGCTAGCGATGGGAGTCCTTACTAACGCGCTTTCGCGCGCCTCAAAGATCCCCGGCATTGCCGTTGGGAGTGAAAACTCTTGGCTTCGCGGGCTGTTCAATTTCAGCGAATCGGCTACCGGCATCAAAGTTGATGAGTTCAATGCTCTTAACACAACGGCCGTTTACGCTTGTGTTCGTATTCTCGCGGAGTCGATAGCTTCCCTTCCCCTCGTTACTTACGAGCGGACGCAGCCAACAGGCAAGAAGCGCGCATTCGATCACTACCTCTATCACACGCTCCACGACCAGCCGAACGATGAAATGTCGAGTTTCGAGTTACTTGAAACGATGATGGGTCACGTTCTCTTGTGGGGTAACGCCTACGCGGAACTCGTGCGCGATGGTGCCGGGCGTGTTCGTCAAATCTGGCCTTTGCGCCCTGATCGCATGGTGATTTGGCGCGATGCCGAGACTCAGGAACTCGTCTATATCTACACCGTCAAAAGCAGCTTTGACCTGACACGGCAACCGGAAAAGGTCTATATGGCTCCGTCGGAAGTTCTTCATATTCGCGGCCTCGGGTATGACGGCGTTCGAGGCTATGGTCCGATTAGCCTTAATCGTGAGGCGGTCGGTTTAGCGCTCGCTACCCAGGAATATGGCGCGCGGCTCTTTGCGAACGGCGCGCGACCAAGCGGAATCCTAACCGCCAATCGTCCGCTGAATGCGGACGCGAAAAAGAATCTCCGTGAAGACTGGCAACAGATTTACGGCGGACTTACGAACTCACACCGCGTGGCAGTTCTTGAGGAAGGCGTCACCTGGCAGGCGATCGGTATTCCGCCTGAGGATGCGCAGTTTCTCGCCACTCGTACATATCAGCTAAATGAAATCGCTCGAATGTTCCGTGTGCCGCCTCATCTTCTTCAAGAGTTGACGCGATCAACGAACAACAACATTGAGCATCAGGGCATGGACTACGTGACGCACACGGTCCGCCCTTGGACGATCCGATATGAGCAAGCCTTTTACCGGTCGCTGTTCTTGCCGGGCGAGCGGGATCGGTTCTTCGCTGAGTTCTTACTCGATGGCCTGTTGCGTGGTGATCAGTTGTCACGGTTTCAGGCATACGCAATTGGCCGTCAATGGGGTTGGCTGAGCGCGGATGAGATTCGAGATAAAGAGAACATGAACCCGATTCCTGAGGATGGCGAGAGCGATTATCTCGTTCCGCTAAATATGATCCCCGAGGATCAAGTCGGTATAGAGGCGGTCGAACCCGCCACGCCTGACCCTCAAGACCAAGGCGGAAACGACACAGGCGGCGACGGCGCGCGGTCGATTCTGGCTCTGTTTGCGAGCGATGTTATCTCGCGTCTTACTAAGCGTGAGCGTCAAGACATTAGCCGGGCAGCAGAGAAGTTTCTATCGAGGGGTCAACTCGATAAGTTCCAAGCGTGGCTCATAACGTTCGCGAAGGATCATCGAGATTTCATTTCTCAACATGCCTTGACCTTGCATAAGGCCGCTGGCGGTTCCGAAATCGAAGCTCGCGATTATGCGGAGCGGCGCGTTGGTGCCTTAGTTTCTAGTCTTGCTGAATTGACGACCGAAGCGGCAGTTAATGAATATCTCGACGCGTGGGAGTCTCGACAAGCTGACTTCGCGCAACTCAAGGAGTCGGCCTAATGTCAGACAGCAGCCACACGCATAGCCTCGTTTCAAATTTTCACACTCATTCAATCGGTAGTAGCGGCCATACCCGCAAGCTAGATTCGCCCATCCCTTTGTTTCGTAGTCAGGGGCGCGGCAGCAAGGAGCGTCGATCGCTTCTGGAGCCGATCACGCTTGAAGCTCGCGCAGATGGTGGGCCTGACACAATTAAGGGTCATTCGGCGGTCTTCAACTCCATGAGTGAAGACCTCGGATTCTTCAAGGAGATTATCCGACCTGGCGCATTCGCGAATTCGTTTGCGCGGTCGGACACCTTCGCGCTTAAGAATCATGACGAGAATCTGATTCTCGGGCGTACGGCCAATAAGACGCTCCTTCTCCATGAAGATCAGCGCGGCCTTTTCATGGAAGCGATGCCGCCCGATACACAGGCGGCACGCGATGCAGTCATCGAAATTCGATCCGGCCTTCTCACCGGCCAGTCATTCACCTTCACAGTTATGAATGACTCATGGCGGACGGAGGGCGGTATCGAGGTTCGAGAGATCATCGAAATTGACCAGCTTTACGATGTTGGCCCGGTTGCGTATCCCGCATACCGCGCCACTGACATCAACGCCCGCGCATTAATGGCGGATACAGGCGTTGATTTTGAGGGCTTGAGCGCGGCCTTTGTGAAGCGTTTTCGCGGCTTGGACTTGACCGCAGCCGACCGCGACATTATCCGCCGAGCCCTTGCGGTCTTTGCCGAGGTTGATCCGATCTCCCAGGCGGGTGAAAAGGTCACGAAGATGGAGACTCCAGTCGCTCAGGCGAGCGGCTTAGAGCTACGCCAGCAATACCTATGGCTACTCGCTAACAGCTAGAGCGATCTAGCCCCGTCTTTGCCGTTTCGACGTGCGCTTTCGCGTGCCCTCATGCATTGCAAGGCGCGATATCGACCGGCCCATATCACCCAAAAGGAGTGAATCAAACGTGAAGATCGTTGAACTTCAGGAAAAGCGCGCACGGCTCGTTACCGAAGCTCGCGCAATTCTGGATCGTAACCCCGACTCAATGCCGGAAGGCGATGACCGGGGACAGTACGACAAGATCACCGAGGAAATCACCGGCCTCGGAGATCGCATTCAGGCCGAGGAGCGGCAGCTTGAGACTGAGACTCGACTTAACAAGGTCGAGAGCCCGAAGGCCGCTAAGCGCGACAACGCCGCTGTTGAGACTGACGCTGACAAGGCGAAGGTTGAGAAGCGCGCCGCGTTCAAGCGGTACATTACCGTTGGCGAAAGCCGCCTGATGGAGCACGAGCGCCGCGCCCTTCAGATGGACGCCGATACCGCCGGTGGTTTTCTCGTTGCGCCACAGGAGTTCGTTAACTCACTGATCGCATTTGTGAAAGACAACGTTTGGATGCGCAAGCTTGCAAACGTTACGACCGTGACGCAGGCTGAATCCCTCGGTATCCCGTCCTTGGACGCGGATCCGGCGGACGCCGACTGGACGGCTGAAATCGCAACCGGCCAGGAAGACACGACTATGAAGTTCGGCAAGCGCGAGCTTCGGCCGCATCCCGTCGCAAAACTCATCAAGGTTAGTCAGAAGTTGCTTCGGGCTTCCGCGATGGACCCGGAGGGAATCGTCATCGACCGCTTGGGCTACAAATTTGCCGTTACTGCTGAGAAGGCTTATCTCCTCGGCACCGGCAACCAGCAGCCACTCGGCGTGTTTACGGCGACCGCTGACGGTATCAGCACGAACCGCGATGTCAACACCGGTAACACCGCCACCGCGATTGGTGCGGACAACCTGTTTGAAGTCAAGTTCAAGACCAAGCAGCAATATTGGGAGCGCGGCGCGTGGATTTTCCACCGTGACGCCCTCAAGAACCTGATGAAATTGAAGGACACGAACGGTCAGTATCTTTGGGTTACTGCCGGACTCGGTCAGAGAGGTCTGGGCGCCGGGATGCAGGACGTTCTAGTGAACAGCCCTGTCTATCTCTCGGAATACGCACCAAACACCTTCACAACCGGTAAGTATGTCGGAATCTTCGGTGACTTCTCGCGCTACTGGATCGCGGACTCTCTGTCCCTTCAGTTCCAGCGCCTCGTTGAGTTGTACGCCGCAACCGCTCAGGTTGGTTTCATCGGTCGTTTGGAAACTGACGGTATGCCCGTGCTCGAAGAAGCCTTCGCGCGGGTCACCCTGGCCTAAGCGGTCAAAGGAGAAAAGAACATAAATGGCACAGCGAATTAACTTCGAGGTTGCGAACCGTCCCGTCAACGCGACGGCGGCCGGTGTGACTGCAATCAACGGCAACAGCTATGACATGCAGGACTTTGAGGGAATCGTATTCATCTGCGCGATGGGTACTCTTACTGCCACGCAGGTTACGAACCTCAAGGCTCAGCAGTCAACCGACAATGCGACATGGGCCGACATCACCAATGCGGCTACGGCAAACGCAGCGGACGCAGACAGCAACAAGCTTCTCGTTCTTGACGTTTACCGGCCGCAGCAGAGATACGTTCGGCCCGTCGTGAACCGGGCGACCGCGAACGCCGTAATTGATGGCGTTATCGCGATCCGTTACGGAGAAAAGAAACTCCCGACCACGCAGCCGACGGCTGACGTTAGCCAGTCGAAGGTTACGCTCGGCGTTTAAACGGTTCGACTATTAAGGAGGGGGTCGGCTTCGCGCCGACTCCTTCCTCTCTTTCTAGGAGGCCCCTGATATGGCTGGAGTCGTTGACTACTGCAAGGTAACGGACATTGCCGCGCAGCTTCCGAACGCGACTGTTTCGGAGGAGCAAGCAGTTTGGACACAGTTTATTCATGCGGCCTCACGCGGAATTGACACTATTTGCGACCGATCATTCGGGCCGGACGGCACCGCAACGAAGTACTTCGACATTCCGCGTTCAGACATGACGCGATTCATCCTGCCTGTTTGGGCAGGAGACTTTTACAACCCTACCGCGATCAAGGTTGCATTAGTCGAGAACGCGGATCCAGCGGGCACAAATTGGCGAACGCTGACCGGCGACGGGATTACACCACCGAGTAACTACTATCTCGGACCAGAGAATCCCGATTACATCGGAACCAATGACTCGCCAAGCGCTACGCGGCCGTTTTATTGGATTGACCTTCCGTCTACCCCGAATCCCAACGATTCAACGAACTACGCAATGACGTTCACAAAGGGTATGCGCACCTTGTCAATTACGGCCTCGTGGGGTTTCTCTGTGATTCCCGATCAGATCAAGCAGATTTGCATAAACATCGTCGTTCGTATGTGGAATGCAAAAGGAGTCGGCTTTTCCGGCACTACGGGAGCGCCCGAGATTGGCGTCGTCGCGATACCTCGATACCTCGATATCAACGAGAAGGCAGTCCTCAACGGCTGGCGCCGCGAGTCGGCGTAATTCGTGGACATCAAATACCAAATTAGGGGTCTTAAGAAGCTCCAGCTTGCGGCGCGCGAGGCGCCTGGCCTGCTGGCGGTCATGAATAAAGAAGCGTTGGAGTCGGCTACCGAAATGGTAAAGGCCGGATTCATCCAGCGTACGCCGACGGGTCCGGGCCATTTCGGTTTTCACCTTGTGAATCGGATCTTCACGCGGGTTCGATTCGGCCCGCGTCGGAGCGTTGGTATCGTCGCCACAAACGATCCAGTAGGCCGTTGGCGTGAGTTCGGTACGAAAGCGCACGATATTGCGCCACGTCAAGCGAAAGAGCTAGCGCTAGGCGGTAGTGATGCGGCCGGTTTTGCCGCCATCGTTCATCACCCCGGCAGCAAGGCATTTCACACAATGAGAAATGCGCTTCGAGCCGCTAAACCGGCAATCCAAAACTCATTTCAGATGTCCGCGCAGGCGGTCGTAAAGCGGATGGCGGGAAAGGAATAGATGGCACTCAAGACGGTCACATTCAAGGTTACGGCGCCGGATGGCTCCGCTATATCTGGAGCCGAGGTTCGGGCTGACCTTTCGCAAGCTTGCGTAATCGCAGGCACTCAAGAAATTGTGCCGTCTTCAGTGAAGACCACGACAGCGGTTGATGGAACCGCGAGCCTCGTTCTTCAAGCGAACAACGACATGACCCCAACCGGAACCTCTTATATGGTCACGGAGTCAGGGTCAACCGGAACCTATCGCTATACGGTCGTTGTTCCGATAACCGGTAAGGCGATCACGAATGCGATTAACAACGGATCGGGCCTTATCCGCATCACCGCAACCGCTCACGGTTTCGTAACCGGCAATAAGGTAGATGTAGGAAATGTTACCGGCACGACCGAGGCGAATAAGACCGGTTGGACGGTTACGGTTATCGACGCGAACACGTTTGATCTTCAGGCATCCGTGTTTGCGAATGCTTATGTGTCCGGCGGGGTGGCGAGCTTGCCATTCGCCGCTTCAAGCATTCAATCGAACGCGCCGACCGCTTCTCCTACCCCCGCGCGCGTTTCAACGCTGACCGTTGACGGTGCGGCAACCTTTACGGCCGGACCGGTTGTCATCGGGGCGGATCCTGGCGGCGCGCAGCTTCTCCGCGTTGGCGGAACAGGGCATTTCTCGGGACTCCTGACGCTTGACGCAGGATTGACGGTTAGCGCGGGGCCTGTCAGTCTACCTGCCTCAACTTTTAGCGGCACCATTACCATCAGCGCAGGTGGCCTCGCCGTCAATGCAGGTGGCATCCAAGCCATCCACGGCGCACAGGCCACGACACCTGGAGGCGGTGGTAATCCTCCAGCGCTCTACGGTCTCAAGATCACCGGTACAGGGGCGCTGCCCAACGCGTATCTGTACGCCGTGACGGATGCGAACGGTGGCTTGGCGATTCAGGCGGATCGCACGTACTTCGTCGGGTATTCGGTCAACTACTCGAAACTTACAACGATTGAAGGCTTCCCGGTCATTCAGGCTGGAGGCACGGCGCAGGGATTCAATGGAGTCACCGACTTCCTTGTCCAAACCAACGGCAGCAACATCACTCTCTTTCACGGCAGTAACGCATCAGACACCAATATTGCAGCCTATACCGGCTTCAAAACCAACTTGCTTGGTAGCGGCGTCGGCGGAACGGCCAAAATCTCCGTTGACTCCACCGGGCTCAGTTTCTATGCGGGAGCTACGGTTGCTAAGCAAACCGTCAACGGCTCTCGCGCCGGTAATGCAGCGCTCGCGTCCCTGTTGACGGCACTTGCCGCAACCGGACTACTCACAGACAGCAGTACGGCGTAAACAAAGTTCGTCAGGCCGGGGACAAATATCTCGTTGTGGACGCAAGTGGAAATGTTCACGTTTCGGCATTAGGTCCGGCATCGTAGAACGATCTGTTCATCAGCAACGCAAGGGAGAAAAGGTTTTGTCAAAGAAAACCCGTTTTCATGTTGTCGCAGAAGGTCAGAAGGCGGATCGCGAACCTATACATCTAAATCCGGCCGGGACATTGTTCTCGGTCGTCGCTCAGATGTTGCAAGGGGCGATCAATCAAGCGACACAGGCGGACCTGACGCGAGCGTCGGTTTCTGCTTACTGCGAAGGTCGCGGCCTCACGGGAACTTGGCGACTGAAGGTTAAGGGGCTAAACATTTCCGAAATGCTGCTTGTGCCCGTTCCCGATGAAAATGAGGAGCCGAAGCCGACCGAGCCGAAAGAACCTATCGAGGCTGGCGCCAAAACCTCGTAAGGCTGAATGGCTGACTTTCAGACAGATATACTCGACAAGATCGCGCAGATTGTAGGGGGGACGGTAAGCGGCAACGATGCTCACTTCTTTGACGATCACACCGCATCATCGCCGACCGGCGTAGCGGGCCTCAAGGGTTGTTACTCGGCCCCGCCGCGTTCGATTGGATCGACTACCCCGGTCGGAATCGTCATACCGGGACGTTTCACCGCTGACCTTGCAAGTCAGGGCGGGGAGGACAACGAGGATCACGTTCGCCTTTTGATTCTCGTGGCACCTTACGACCCCAAGGCGCAGATGCCGATTCTATCGAAATTCCGCGATACCATCCCGGCAGCCTTCCGCGCTCACATGCAAGCGACATTTAACGGTACGCCGTCGCCGGGGACGATTGACTTTTTCGTAACCGATGGCTCGGCCGCCGTGCATGAATGGGGCGGTATCCCGTTTTACGCATGGGAATTCACGGTCCGCGTACGCCGAATGATGAGCGTCACCTACACGGCTTAACGCTCTTTCGCGCGCCCGGATACATCACAAACCGCAATGACGGCATCAGGAAAGGAGAAATGTCCAGTTACATCTATGACTTTGTTGGCGATACACCAAAAGTCATCCGCGAAAAGTTAGTCAATCCGGGCGACAAGGACATCGAATTTCCTGAGCCCGTCATTAACGGCGACTTCACGCCGACGCCTCAGTCCGCCGATTACATCGCGCCCGCAAAGGCGCACGAGGGGGAATAGTTCTAGATGGCCGCTCCGACATGGAGACTAGCCGTCGGTCTTGCTAAAGAGACAACTTGGGGAACGGCTGTTACGGCCACCACGTTTTATCCAGTCAAGAAGCCGAGCGGTTTTGTCCCGCAATACGAAGACATAGAAGACACCGACTACCGAAATAACGCGTCTGCATTGCAGGCGTATTACGAAGGTGTCGGACAGACGCCGGTCGATACCGGAGACATGTTGTTCTTCCCTGACGATTCCGGTCATTGGTTGATGGCCCTCCTTGGGGCCGACGCGATTTCCGGCGCTGGTCCGTATACGCACGCCTTGACGCTACTAAACACAGCGCTACCGCCTTCGTATACGGTCGTCAAATATGACTCGCTGATTGCGACCTCGCGCCAAGTGGCCGGTGTCCGTGTTAGCGAAGTTATTTTGAAGTTCTCGACCAAAGGTAAGCTGACCATTGCCGCTAAGGGCATTGGAAAGATCGCTGGTACGATTGCCAAGCCGACCGAAGCATATTCGGCGGCGAGCGCCTATCTCGGCTGGCAGGCTTCCGCAACTGTTAGCGCTGCGAACACGAAGCTTGAGGAAGGAGAAATTCGGCTTACGCGTACGCTTGAGCCGATCTTTGGCGCCAACAATTCTCAGGACATGACCGATCAGATGGTTGATGTTCTTTCGGTCACTGGTAGCCTGACCTTCGCCCCGGTGGACGACACGGAAAAAGCCTACTACACCAACAACACGCAGCCGAACGTTTCGATTGTCTTTACGTCAGGAACGAACACGTTAACCCTTCAGATGTCAAAGGCTGCTTTCGCGAAGGGCTCCGACATTGACCACGGCTCCAAGTACGCAAAATTCCGCACGCCATTTAAGGCGGTTGCGAACGCCACAGACGCCGGTACGGGCAACGCACCATTTAAGGCCACTCTCGTTAACGGCAAGAGCGCCGCGTACTAATCCGCAAGACCTAACCCCGCCCGGCTCGCGTAAGCGTCCTGGCGGGGTTTCTCGTTATAAGGAGAAAACGTTTGCCGAAGCTCGTAATGACTAGTAGCGGCGTTGACACTTTCAAGCTGCCGGTTAGCGGTGTAACTGTCGTGATGCGGCGGAAGGCTACGGGCGGCGACATTAGCGATGTGATTCAGGCTGTCCGTGGCGATCAAGGATTCAATTCTCGACATAGCTACGCCCTTTTCCTTCGGTATATGTCTGCCACGCTCATTGAATCTTGGGACGCCGTAGATGATGAAGGCAACCCTATTCCGGTTTCGCCGCAAACGCTTGTCGCGATCCAGGATCAGCACGATTACGAAAAGATCACGACCGAAGCGGGCGCTCGCACTGAGCTTAGGGATGAGAAAGACGAAGCCCCTTTAGAGGAACCCTCCTCGACATCTTCACAGGAAAAGAAGTCGAGCCCAGAGACATCCCCGGACTTCTCCTCGAACTAGAACTCCTTCAACTATTAGGCGAGGAATACCCGAACACCATTTGGACCCTTGAAGGGTTGCGTCGGCTCGATATTCAGACGATAGCCGACCTGCGAACGATCGTCACTTATCGCCGCGATATACGCGGCACTCCCGAGGTAACAGAGTAGATGGGCGTTGAAAGAGCGGAGCTAGAAGTTGTCATAAGCTCCCAGGCTGATCGCGTCCTCGCGGGGCTCGCATCCTTTGAGCGCGCCCTAGAGCGGACCGAAAAGGCTCATATCGCGGCTGGCAATGCCGCCGATCGCCAAAGCGTCCATATAAACCACTTGGGGCATGTGATGGAGCAGGCCGCACAGCGCTCCGAATTCCTGGCCTTGGGCTTTGAGCATTTCCGAAGCATCATGGCCGGTGGCGCGATTAGTTTCGGACTGTTCGAGCTTATCCATTCAACGGTCGCATTTGACGAACAACTCGCTCGACTGACGCAGCGTTTCCAAGGCGACGCGGAAGCCGCTTCAACTTGGCTTGAGATTAGCAAACTAACCGGCGTCGAGCTACCTACCATCGAGAAGGCGATCTCAAAGCTTTCGGTCGCCGTTGAAGGTCATATCCCGGCCTTGCGGCAAATGGGGATTGCGACTGTTGACGCGAAGGGAAACTATCTAAGCCTCAGCACCATCCTTCTTCAGTCGGCGGACTACTTCAAGGCTCATGCCGGTGCGACAGACAACGCGGCGCTAGCTCAGCAGCTATTCGGTAAGGGCGGCAAAGACTTATTGCCGATTCTCGAAAAAGGCCGCGATGCTTTGAACGCCGTCACCGAGGAGGCCCGCAAATACGGGCTTATTCTCGGTGTCGATGCAGTCCAGCGAAATGCGGCGTTTGCGGAACAACTGAAGGCATCCGAAATGGCTATTAGGGGCCTGACGACCAGTTTGGGTAATGCTCTACTTCCGGGTATCGCAGCCCTCGCGCAAGGTCTTTCTCGCATTGTTGAAATGAATCTTCCGGCATTCATCGCCGGAATTAATCGCGCCGTTAGCTACATCATTGGCTTTGTCGAGGGCCTAACAGGAACAACCCTCGCGGTTGATGAGAACGCCCAAAAGATAGCCGATCTCGCACGCGCGACTGACGGCTACGGCAACGAGGCCGATTCTGCGGCCAATAGCTCTAAGGCGTTTGCGGCAGCGGAGAAGCAGATTCGCGAAGAAGCCCGCGACGCAACGGCAGCGATCGACGCTCAGATTCGCTCGCTGGAGCGCGAACAGCAACAGGAGCAATTCGGCGACAAGATGGCGCAGTTGCGCCAGGACCGCGCGGACAAGGCGAAGAAGGTTGCTGACGAGCAGGCGAAATATGACGCCGAAATCTTGCTTGGCAATTTTGGCGCGGCCAAAGACGTTAACGCGAAACTCACAATCGCCAAGGAAGAACTAGCTAAGGCTGAAAAGGCGATAACTCGCGCCAGTACCGATGAGCAACGCAAGACGCTTATCGACCACCTGAAGGATCAACAGAAGGCGATTCAAGAGGATTCGCAAAAGCGAATCGAGGCAATGCAGGCAGCCGCCGACGGAATGACTAGGGCCATTGTCGCGGCTGGACCCGCGATGTCATCAGCAATGGCGGCAAGCGGTAAGGACATGGCCGACAAGCTGAAATTCGCCATGGATGCAGGCGCCGAGGCGACCGGTAAATCCGTGGCCGAAAAGCTCGCCGCGCAATTTAAGGCGGGCGACTGGAAGAACGTGGGCGAAACAGTCGGGGAGGCTGTCGGAACCGGCATCATGACCGCTCTAGGAAACAAGTTTAAAGAGTGGTGGGAACACTTTCTCCGCGATGGCGAACTTGATCCAAGCGGAAGGCCACGCGGCGGCCAGCAACTCAATCTCTTACAACTACTCATGGACTCCGCTGCAATTGCCGGTTCATTCGCCGAGGGCGGTTATGTGCCGGGCATCGCGGGCGAGCCGAAGCTTATTAAGGCTCATGCGGGTGAACAAGTGCTTACGCCTGCCCAACAGCAGCAGCGTGGCGGTGGAGGAAACAGCGTGAGCATCACAATTTACGGCGCTACCGATACTGCCGAGACTGAGCGCGTCGTTCGTCGCGTCCTCATGGACGCATTGGGGACAGCTTAAAGGTGCGAATTAACGGCATTCTAGATTTCGGCGCCTCTCATCCATTTCGATCAGTTGAAGCCGGTCAGGTGATGGGAAGCGCAACCGTTGAGGGTAGGGGCGAAATTCCCTATCCTCGCGGCGGCAAAGCTGAATACATGACCGTTTCATTTTGGGTCCGCGACTTTCAGGGACGCGGCGGCAATGCGGCAAATAGCGCAGCATCGCTCAAGCTCCTTCTTCGACAACTCGAAGAATTTGTCGGAAACCGGGACATGAACCCGGCCTATATCGAATGGGAAGCGACGGCGGATCCTAACGGAACCAATAACACGACCGAGCACGATGGATGGTGGATCATCCACGCGCCCGTAAGCGCCGAGCGTCGCACGATTCAAGCGGGCATCGTCAAAGTCCGCATGAACGTGACGAAAGTCGCGGGACCGGCGCCGGTGGGTGTCGGTCTCTGGTATACGGGGGGTAAGCTTTCTTCGCCATCGCCGTTTTCGGGAGCAGCGCTAAACCTCCTTTCTCTCCCGGTCGGGTCTACATCGTTTGAATCTTCATTCGTACGCACAGGTGCCGAAGGCGCGATTCGCTGCATCCTCTCACCGTCCGCAACCATTGAATCCTTCGTTCTTCCGACAGTTATTACAAATCTATGGAAGGGCGGCGTACACGTTTACGATACAATCAATACGATTACGAATCCCGTTCCGACAACGGGCGGCACATTCGTACATGCGAATTGGGTCGAGGTTTTTAGCTCAAAACATAACTTCGTAGGCGATTGCGTCATTACGAACGGACTGCAATTAATCTTGACGCAAGCCGGACAAGGAAACCACGCGCTATATATTTGGAATACGGCGCTCGCAACCGCCAATTGGCAATTATGGGCTTCGCTTGCGTATCTCGATAGTGCGGGGTCTTCTGGCGGTGTAATTCGGAATTACTCATTTCAGCGGATCAGTCCCGAGGAATGCAGCCTCGTTACTGAAATGGATTCGGCTACTCCGAATCTTGCTAGATTTTTATTCCGTCTTCAGCGTGGCCGTTACGAAATCCGAGTGGATTACACGCCGCGAACCGCCAGTGACGCTAGTCAATATAAGCTGGAATTGATATTCTCATCTACTCAGAAAATCCAGTACAACCACTCGCGCGTAGGAGATATCACTTTTGAGAATCCAGCCGTTGACTCGACATATGGATATTCCGGCATTTTCGGTACGGTGGTCGCCTCACCCTTCATAGGCGGATTTCTCTATCGAGACCAGCCGGGTTCATTGCAGTCCGGGACTCTAGGCGCAACCACATTCATTACCGGTGACAGCACTCTATTGGCGAAAGACGCCACGCGATCTTATGGAGTGTTCGCGATCCCATTTGGAGTGAGCGGGATATATTCGCCTGCAAACCTTCAGGCTGAGGGTGAGTCGGGAACGCTCTCTGCAGGGTGGTCGTCTGTCGCGGATGGCGCAGCTTCAAACGCTAATGCTATTAAGTATGCTGCCGGTTCAGTAAGCGTTAATCAGGTTGCTTTCGGAAGCGCGTGGACGCCGCCCGCCGGGACATATGACGTCTGGTTCCGAATGAAAGTCGGAAATGCGGCCGGAGCCGCTAACGAAATGAATGTAGGGCTAGCGCTCGGTGATCTTTCTAACTGGATTACTGGATTTCCCGCCACATATAAGCCAAACCTGTTAACGACAAGCTACGCTTGGTATCGCGCGGGCACGGTCGCTCTACCGACAGGGCAAAGTCCCGCGACGGTTCGATTCCTGGCACAAGCGGTAAACGTGGCCGCGAGCACCGATTGGTTTGTCGATGAAGCAGTCTTAGTTCCAAAAATCCTGACCGCCGACAATCGCGGCCCACAAGACCTCTGGCAGCAATTCATCTACGACCGCGAAGCGAAGCTTATACGGCTTCCTTAGCCTTCCTTCAGGCATCACGGAGTGCAATAACTAAATGGCCGACGATCCCTTAGTTCCGTACCTGCAATATCAGGTTCTTCATCCCGTAACCGGCACCGTATTAATCAGCAACCTTCAGCACACCAATTCGGATAAGTGGGACGTACGGTTCATGCAGGGCGCATCGAGCGCCGCCTCAATCGGAACCTTTGAGATCCCGCTTATTCCGCCCGGGGCTGAAGGCCATAAGGCGGCGAAGGCCGACTATGACAAACTGGATTATGGGCAGCGAATCGAGGGGTATCTAGGCAAGGTTGGCGCCGGAGATCCGAAATTCTCCGGCGTCATTCGCAAGCTACCGAAAGACATTGGTCGTTACTCAATCACAGGCGAGGACTCGATCAGTCTTCTTCGAGACATGCGGACGAACCGCAGCGAGTATCTAAGTCTCGGAACCGACAAGCTCTTTAAGTTCGCCCTACGCGGTTGGTCGCTCGTCAAAGGTGACGACTTCACAGGCGATCTAAGCGCTTACACCAATAACGCATCATGGACGCAGGCTACATACCCGGATAACACCGGAATGAAATGCGTCACCAACTCCACGACCGGCGGCATTAAGTGGCTCTATACGACAACCAGTTACGCGAACGCGAACTATGCCGACTGCTTCGTAGAGGGCATCTTTCGCGTAACGATGGGGACGGACGCGACCATTGCCGGTGAAGCTGGCATCGTTGCCGCGCTCACCGATACAAATAACTACATCTATGCCCGCGCCTTCGCGCGGTATGTCGCAGCATCGACACGATGGGAAATCGACGCGGAGATTCACCAAGTCTCAGCCGGAGTAGATACGCGTAAAGCGCGCCTCCCGATTGCAATAGTGATGGCGTCAAACCCACTTCGACTCGCTCCGCTGCAATTGATCGGGAAGCGCGGAACCTTCGCCGGTGGGACGTTCACGCCAGATTCGGCCGGTGCCGATTATCTGTGGCGCCTCGTCCTCAATGGCTATGACGGTAACTGTACTTGGGTACAGACCGGCGCGGGAGCGTCAACGTCCGGCGCGGTCGGCCTCCGTTGGTTTGCCAATGCTGGCGGCGCTCCGCAAGTTTGGGCAACGCAACTTTGTTTTGCTAACCGAACGGCGATGTTTCAGAACGGCGCCGTTACGGTCGGCTCGCTTGCGATTGCGCAAACGCTTTCGGAAGCTCAGCACCTAGACATCATTCATCAGGCAGCGATAACCGAAGGCTTCCAATTCCGAAAGAATCCAAAGACCGGACTCAATAACGACACGATGGATTTTGGTGCAATCGGGGCCGACCTAACCGCAAGTGTTAGATTCACCGAGGGCGACAACCTCGTTACTCCGGGCGTTTCGCTCGAACCAAACGCCGAGGCTCCGGCGACTGATATTCGCCTTCAAATTGCGCCGGGACCGGACGCGGCGGAAATCGTCTACCGCAACCTTTCGGCGAGCGGTATCTCTAAATACGGATGGCGTACCGAAACCGTTCAGGCGCAGAACATGGCCGACACAAAGAGCGCCATCAATCTAAGCAAGACGGTTTCTGACCTTAAAGCAAAGCCGGGAACGGCAAAGCGCTTTACGGTCTATCGTGATGCGGCAACCGCCGACAAATGGCGCGAGGGCGATACGGTCCTTGTTCATCAACCAACATCAGCAATCTTCAACGCTCCCGTTCTCGTTCAGGGCTACACATTCTATGGCGGAAAGCCGACCATGGACATCATCGGCGATCAGTATTCGCTCGAATACAACGCCGATTATCAGATTCGCCGCATTCAACAGACCATCGAGAGATTGTCTGCCGGTGTATCCGGTGTCACCCCCTCCGGGCCTAGCGGTCTTGTCTATGACAACCGATACGGGACGCCGTACATTGCTAACTGGCCTAGCGGTTTGCAGCCGGTTAGTACGGGCTTTCCTTGTCGGATCATCTTCTTTATTCCGACAAACCTTCTTGCTTTACAGAAGGTAACCGTTAGTTTCGCGCTCGTTGCATTTCGCAGCGGACAGCAATCGACTAGTGCGGGCGGAAGTGCGCACAACCATAGCGTTAGCGGACAAACAGCATCGGCGACGACATCAGGCAACCAAGGTGCTAACCACCTACACACCATCACGATTAATAGCGGGCTTGCTGGAAATACGGTTTTCTATGACAGCCTAGGCGTAGGACTACAGGCATCAACGGGCGGCACAGTCGGTACAAGCACAGAAAACGCGACTCATACGCATGGCGTTCCCGCGACGGCCGTTAGCGCGGCAACCTCAAGTTCTGACAGTACCCATACGCACGCCCTCAACGCTCCGAATGCGATCTATGAAACAGGTGCGGCGTCCGGAGCAACCGTCATTCTCGACGGAACAACGATTCTCGCCGGTCCCTATAACGCGGACCAGTTCGAGCTAGACATCACGCAATTTCTAACCGGGAGCGGGAAGCATGAAGTACAGATCACGTCAACCGCGCTCGGCGGGATCTTCGGTCACGTCCAGGTTATCGGCTTGGTTAAGAGCAACTAGGAGTTAGTGCTTTGGCCGCCGAAACACATAATGACGATCAGAAGGTTAGTTATACCGTTAAGGAAGTCCTGGCGCGGATTGAAGGCAAGATAGATGGCCTAGCTATCAGTGTTGCCGCGAAAGCTGACGCAACAGCGCTAGATAAGTTGGACGGGCGCGTCACTGCCCTTGAGTTTCGCAATGAGACAAACAAAGAGCTTGCGGCGCCTTATCTGGCCGAATGGACAACCATAAAGACGACCGTCAGACGCCTAGAGGCAGCGCAAGAAGACCGGCAGGCCGTGACGCGATATAGACGTTGGCTTCTCGCTAGCGTTGTTGCTGGCCTAACCGCACTAGCGGCGTTGGTCGGCGTGGTTACCAAGTTCAGGATTACTTAGGCGCCGCAGCGTTGTAGATCCGACTCGATCGCGCTCGTTCTCTCCCTTTATCCCCCATTCACGGAGGTAATGCGTTTGTCTGAACCGGTATCGAAACACGCCTTTAACGCTGCGATGGAAAGGACGCTTAACCGATCCCTCGCGATTGGCTCGCAGCGTGGCGGCGAATATCTCGACTCCTGGCATATTGACAATCAAGTTACGACGTTCATAGATCACGTCCTCGCGTTGCCAATCATTCAGGGCCATGAGCGTGAGTACAAGCGACTCCTAATGGTCGCTTCGCTCGTTGACGTAAAAGACTCGCGCATGAGCGGCCCTTGGAAG